GGCATAGTGACTGATGTTAAGTCATCGTCACCTTATGGGTTCAAGAAATTTAAGGATGGCTCTCTTATTAATGATGATCCATTTGGATACGTAGATCAAATCAAAGGCTATGCTTATTCAGAGGGTGCGACAGAGATGGGCTGGTTAGTTATGGATAAGACCAACGGACATCTGACATACCTGAAGTATGATTTGGAGGATGAGTCTCAGTGGTACTGGACTAAGCTAAACTTCTTCTCGATAGTAGAAAGGATTAAGGCTATCAAGAATGTAGTCAAATCACCCGAGCCACCCAAGAGATGTTATGAGCTAGTCCCCGATGGTAAGTCGGGCAATATGAAACTGGGTGTCGGCTGTAGTTACTGTGCTTACAAGCACGAGTGTTGGGGTAAAGACCTCAGAACATTTATCTATGCTAATGGACCACGCTATTTGGCTAAGACCGTAAATACTCCTAACGTTATAGAGGTGGACAAAGATGGCAATAAAGTTTCGGTCTAAGTTAGAGAAGGAATGTTATCTAGAACTAGGTAAGGAATGGAAGTATGAGCCCTGTAGGTTAGCCTATACGATACGAAAGAACTACACCCCTGACTTTGTTAAGGGTAAGTTTTATATCGAGGTTAAAGGGTTCTTCAGGAGTGGGGACAGACAGAAGTATAGGTCTATTGCTGAACAATTAAATTTTGAGGGTAAGGAACTAATCTTCTTAATGCCACGCCCTGATTCCAAAGTAGCTAAGGGGAATAAGATTACTTACACTCAGTGGTGTGCTAAGTATGACATTAAAATATTTTCCACTAAACAAATAAAGGAGCTTAAAGAATGGACAAAGAATTAGAAGTTTCTTACAAAGGAGTATTACACACACCAAAAGATGTCACCGGTGACAACATTAATCCTAGCCATTACAAGCAAGGAAAGATTGAGGTCATAGATTTTATTATAGACCAGAAGATGGATTACCTAACCTCCAATATCGCAAAGTATATTTGCAGATGGAGGTTCAAGGATGGTGTGTGTGACTTGAAGAAGGCTAAGTGGTACTTGGATAAACTCATAGAGCAAGAGGAGGGGAAGGATGGCTCTGACCCTGAATGAATTAAAAGAACGTATAGTTCAAGAGAACATAGACCCTTGTACTCTGTGTGAGATATTAGATATTGAAACAAAAGATATTTTACACGAGTTCGAGGATAAATTAATTTCAAAAAGAGAGGAGTTTGCAGATGTTGATGATATCAACTGAGAACTTCATACTATTAATGTCATCCATATTAATAATGGGTGCGTTGATACTATGGAGACACGGTGCTAAGTGCTATGACAGAGGAATAACAGATGCTATTCTTATGCACAGGAATGGAAGATTAAAATATAATACTTACTTAGATGATAAGGGCGAGAAGATGGTTAACATTGAAATAGAAGCCGTGGATGAAGACTAAGCCATATATAATAAAGAACAAACTAAAGTATGCCCTGAGACACAGAAGGCTGTGGCATACTAAAGTAATGATTAACAGAAAGAAAGAACAAAAAAAGAGAGGAGACCCTATTGAAGACACTACCGAATGATTATCAAAATTTTATAGCACTCAGCAGATATGCTAGGTGGTTACCCGAAGAAAACAGACGAGAGACTTGGGAAGAGACTGTCGCTCGTTACTTCGATTTTATGGAGGAACACCTGAAAGAAAATACTAATCAGGAATTAGTTCCTAAGACTAGGAAGATGCTGGAAGAAGCGGTACTGAACCTTGAGGTTATGCCTAGTATGAGGGCGCTGATGACAGCAGGTCCAGCACTAGAGAAGAATCATATAGCTGGTTACAACTGTGCCTACCTGAGTGTAGACCACCCGAAGGCATTCGATGAGTGCTTATACATTCTTATGCACGGCACTGGTGTAGGCTTCAGTGTCGAAAGACAATTCATCAATAAACTGCCAGAGATACCTGAGCAGGTAGTAGAGGTTGACGATACTATTGTGGTACAGGATAGCAAGGAAGGCTGGCAGTCATCATTCAGAAAACTAATCAGTTATTTATTTGATGGTGAGATACCTAATTGGGACACATCTAAAATAAGAGCCAAGGGGTCAAGGCTTAACACGTTTGGTGGTAGAGCCAGTGGTCCTGAACCACTACTTGATTTGTTTCACTTCTCTACTAACATCTTTAGTAATGCCGCGGGTAGGAAACTAAATTCATACGAGTGTCACAGACTGATGTGTAAGATAGCAGAGGTTGTAGTAGTTGGGGGTGTTCGTAGGTCAGCACTTATCAGTCTATCTAATCTAACTGATGACAGGATGCGTAATGCTAAGACTGGTCAGTGGTGGATAGACACTCCAGAAATGGCACTGAGTAATAACTCTGTCTGCTATACAGAGAAACCTGATATGGGTATATTTATGAAGGAATGGATAGCACTCTATGATTCTAAATCAGGTGAGCGTGGCATCTTCAATAGAGAAGCCGCAATAAAACAGGTGGCTAAGAGTGGTAGGAGAGATACCGAACACGAGTTTGGATGTAACCCCTGCTCAGAGATTATACTCAGGGATGGACAGTTCTGTAATCTGACGGAGGTGGTGATCAGAGCAGAAGATACACAGAAGGACATCAAAAGAAAGGTCAGACTTGCTACTATTTTAGGTACATTTCAAGCATCTTTGACTAACCTCAGAAGATTAAGGAAGAAATGGACAGTAAATACAGAAGAAGAGGCTTTGCTCGGGGTGTCATTAACTGGTATAATGGATAATACTTTTATGAACGGAAATAATAAAGGTGTGGCTATGTGCGAATGGAACAGTGGCAAACTAAGTCTTCCAGATTTTCTGTTATCCTTAAAGAGAGAAGCAATAAAGACTAATAAGGAATGGGCTGGTTTATTAGGAATCAATCATTCTACGTCTATTACCGCTATAAAACCTAGTGGTACTGTCAGTCAACTGGTGGACTCAGCGTCAGGTATTCATCCGAGACACAATGATTACTACTTGCGTAGGGTTAGGGCGGACATTAAAGACCCTATCGCACAACTGATGAAGGACGAGGGTGTGCCTTGCGAGCCTGATGTTATGAAACCAGACAGCGTTAGTGTGTTTACATTTCCTATGAAAGCACCTAAGGATGCAGTATTGAGAGATGATAAGACAGCTATAGAACAGTTAGAACTATGGCTCATCTATCAGACATACTACTGTGAACATAAACCTAGCGTAACTATCAGCGTGTGTGAACACGAATGGATGCAGGTTGGTGCGTGGGTGTACGAGAATTTTGATAAAATTAGTGGTGTTTCGTTCTTACCACACTCAGACCACAGTTATCAACAAGCTCCATATGAGGACTGTACTGAGGAAGTTTATCTTGAGGCTCTTGCTACTATGCCTGATTCTGTTAACTGGGATAGAATCAAAGAATACGAACTCTCAGACACTACAAGAGGTATGAAAACTATGGCGTGTACTGGGGATGTATGTGAAATGGTAGATTTAACTGAAGAAGATAGGGATATAGAATGAACTTTATAAAACAATATTTATTGGTATTTTTAGTGTGTATGTTATTTGCTATATTATTAGCAGGGTGTGATACTATTGATAATAAGATAGACTTAATGAAAAGTGAACATCAGCTTACGTGTTCACCAGCAGATTCATCTATGTGTGTAGGGTGGGAGGTATGAAACTGGTGTTTAATTTTCTTTATTTATTATTAGCATCAACTAGTACAGGCTGTCTAATCTATGTTGTTATGTGGCTAGAGGCTCTGAGAAAAGGATGGTTGGTATGAAAGAGAAGTATGGTCGGGCAGTTATGACAGTATCTGAACAAATGCAAGAAGAATTAGAACCACTATCAGAATCACTACCAGATTTAGGTGAAGAAGCTGAAGATGAAATCTTAATATCTACTGGAAAGATTGATTCCGTTGATGAAAAATTAATGGAGTGTGTATATAAAAAAGAACTAGGTTCTGACTTTGAAACAACGGATAGTGGCGTAGCCATTGGAGTTCATAAGGCGTGTTTATATGAAAGTAAATTTAGTTAGGAAACTTTGGAAAGAGAGGGTGCAGATACCTATCCTACAGAAACAAGTAGATAAAACACTGCGAGAGATAGATGTTAAACTTAACAATAAAAGGAGTAAAAAACAAATGAAAGAATATATAGATAAGGTTCTAAAGAATAAGTCGCTGACGGTGTTCCTTGCGATTGTTGCGGTGGTGTTGTTATTTAGTTGGATCGAAGGATAATAAACAAACTCCATCTAAAAAACACTTGGGGTCTCGTTCAAATGGGCGGGACTTCCCAACGTTATACGCAAATCAGGAGTAACGATACTAATATACAACATATAAAGGAGAGAGAGAGAATGAATGAAGACTTTACTAAAGACTTAAGTATAGCACACGTATTAGAAGAAAGAATTATGGATTGTTGGGGTGTAACCTCAGACATCAAACTGGCATATGAGGAGTATTTAGACTCTCCTGACAGTATGGACGAGGACGAACTCAGCAATATACTTATAGGTATTGATTACTTATACAATAGAAAGTTTAAGAGACTGTGGAAAGCATTTGAAGACGTGTGCGAACACGGAGGAGTCTGGTTAGATGAGGACTTGGTGAAGATGTCCAAGAATGTACCAGACCGCTTAATAGACGAGGACGACCTCAGCTATAATGATGTCAAGGAAGGGAATAGATAAGAGAATGACATTAACAAGTAATGCCTCACGAGTAATTATAGATCGCCTCAAACACAGAGGTTCGGGTCTGGGCGTTCGTGTGGGAGTGAAAGCCGCGGGCTGTTCTGGATATGAATATACTATGGAATATGTAGATTCATTAAATAGTGATGATATTATATTTAAAGATAGAGGAGTGAGTATTATTGTTGATGCTAAAAGTCTACGGTACTTGTCGGGTACAGAATTAGACTATCAAAGGAAGGGTCTTAATGAGGGTTTTGAATTTTATAATCCTCAAGTTAAGGCAGCGTGTGGATGTGGAGAGTCCGTAACATTTAATTAAGGAGTAAATTATGGCGTATAGTAAACAAGTTCTAGACCACTATGAAAACCCACGAAACGTAGGTGTTCTAGACAAAGATGATAAGAACGTGGGTACTGGAATGGTGGGAGCTCCTGCCTGTGGAGATGTAATGAGATTACAAATAAAGATTAATGATGTTGGTGTTATTGAAGACGCTAGATTCAAAACCTATGGTTGTGGTTCTGCTATAGCCTCATCATCATTACTCACTGAATGGGTCAAGGGTAAGACACTGGCTGAAGCATCCAAGATTAAGAATACTGATATTGTGGAGGAGCTGGAACTACCCCCAGTAAAGATTCACTGCTCGGTTCTAGCTGAAGATGCAATCAAGTCAGCTATACAAGACCTACAAAATAAGAGAGATTTACCCCTACCTCAGGTATAGGTGACACCGAGAAGTCCTCGAGAATCGAAGATTTGGAGCTCGAATTTTAACAAAATTAAGGAATTACCTATGAATGATAAGAAAATCATCGAAGCATTGAATAGTCTTCACTATGACTTTGAACTTATGGACGATAAGTTTTCTAGGTATGATGCCTTCGATAAAGAGCGTGGGATTATGCTAGAGATTAAATGTAGAAATAAACACTATCCCGATACTCTATTAGAGAGGAGGAAGTATGATTGGAATAAGAAGTTTGCCAAGGACCACGACTTAGATTTTCTATATGCGGTATCTATGCCCACAACTAAACCCAATAACTATGTGGTCTATGTCTTTGATCCTATTAATATGGAAGAGATAGATGATTATGATTTTAAATGGCACATAAAAAAACTCCCTCAGAACACGCAGTTCAAAGGGAGAGAATGGATTGATAAGGAAGTAGGTTATCTAAATGTTGATGATGCTATTCTGTCATTTTCTGAGACTACTATTCACTAAATTCTTGGTGTCCTTTTAGGTGACGACTCCTAAAGGCTTTATTTAAGTCTTCTCTAGATATTTCTATACTTGGAATAGAGTGTTGAAGTTCAGGAGGATCACCTGTTATTCTTTCTTTTAGTATCCCAAACAAACCACCCGCATTTACTAAATCTGCTAGTGCTTTAAAAATAATATTACTGGGATTATTAAAATTATATTTTGTGCTTTCTGGTTTCCACTCAACTGGACCACCAGCAGGATCTATATAGAACGTACCCCTACCTAAAGTATTTTGATACGCTGTCTCAGGACTATTAAAACCGTGTTTAGTAACTGGAATCCCCAAACTATTCTTTGCTGGTTTTTTAGGATCTGGGTTACTACTATCATAATCGGAATAATCTACATCACCTTCCAACATACCTTCTTTAGTAGGTCTGAGTCTGTTTTGTCTTATTTCATCTAGAATAAAACTCTTCATCCATTTTTGTTGTTCTATGGATTCAGGAGAATTTTGGTCTATTCCTAAAGTAGCACCTATAATTGTACTAACATAAGGTGATATGTTTTCTTTCCGTCTCTTATTTCCATACTGCAAAGCAAACTCAGATAGCATACCTATAGGATTCAGAATATTCATATCTTTTTATCCTTTAGCCATTAGTGTTGAAAAACAGCTGCTTCATATTCTTCCATCTGTTCACCTAAGTCTTGTTGAATTTGCTCACGAGCCACACCACCTTTAACAGCAATTAAAGCAGGTATACTTCCTACGAGTATATCTGTAAATTTCTGTACTAACGTAGTATCTGACATTCCTCCTCTTTTAATTTTACTTAACCTTTCTAGTTTATAGAACTCGTCTAGTGCGTTTAAATCGCTGAGTAAAATTTTAGTCATCAGTTTATCTGCTGCACTACCTCTTTTTCCTGACCATATCCGAGAAGACATAATAAGAGCTTTCTGTGGAGGGCTTATAATCGGTCTTCTTATAATTGAAACTACGGCTGTTAAAGGTATTCCTGTCTTCTTCTCAATTACATCATAGATTGGGTTCATAGGCATATTAGCAACCTTTTCTATTGAAATTTTATTTATTCTATCAGTTAACCTAGCAAAAGCCCTTAAATCATTCTGGTAGCCCTTACCCATTATCCTTTGTACGGTATATGTGTTTTCAGAGTCCATAAGCCATTTTAGAGAATCTCTTCTAAGACCTATATTATCTAGAAATTGTCTTCTAAGGGTATTCTGTACAGCACCTCTAATTTCCACTGGCAACATTCTGATATCATTCGTAATTTTAATTAAACTATCTCTATTATTTATCATATCATCTACAAGTTTTGATGGTTGAAACGCTTCTACCCCAGTGCTCCTATCTCCATATTTTACAGCTAGGAAATGTTCTCCTACTATCTTCTCTTGTGCTTTAAACTCTTTATTAAGATTATTTACTCTTAATGACAAGTAACCCTCAGTTTTAAGAGATTCCATCAATTCTTCTCTCAAGCCCGGAATCATATCAATAACTTCTGATTTGTTTTTCATTATTGTTTTGAACTTAGCAGGATTTAAAGCATTATCTACAAATCCATTCTTCCACACTTCAGCTAAAAAAGCATTCTTAGCAATATCTAATCCTTTAGTGCCTCCAACAACATTTAAAAAATCTGTCAGCGCCTCTGCGTTTGATACGATAACAGGAGCAATTTTCTCTGCATATTTAGCACTCGATATCTCTTTTATACCCTGCTCAGTAAAAGGAAGACCAATAAATTTATAATAATTCATATCTGCTACATCT